TGCATATATCGTGCAGGGTTAGAGCATGTGATAAACTTCTTCTGCATAGGGCTATACTGCTCTACGTTTGCATACTTCTGTAACTGCATGAAGTCTTTGTCAGATGATAGAATGAGAATAGGTTCAGCAGAACCATTCGTGATGCCGAGATGACCAAATCGGTGACAGAGTGAACCGATGATATCATCAGCCTCTGCATGTTCAATTTGAATTACTTTGTATGGAAACTTCTCACGGATATCATCACGAATGCCATTGAGCACGGTAAAGATCATATTCCAATCTAAACCTGATTCATCACGGTCTTTCTTACGATGAATTTTGTAGTAAGGAAACAGTTCTCGCCGCCAATAGTTTTTATCATCGCAGCAGATAACAAGTTCACCATACTTTTTGAAAAACTTTGTTCGATATATACGGAGCGAGTTAAGCACCATGTGACGAACAAGGTCTTCTTCAACAGCAACGTTTTTCTTGCCTCCAATTTGCATCATCAGGTTGGAGATCATTACCTGGTTTAAGTCCACGAGTATCATTTTGTTCACTCAGTTCAATTTATTTAATATACTCATTATATATGATATTTAATTAGAAGTCAATCTAAATTTGGAAGATCGTCTGATTCTACAATCTCAAGCATATCATCAATATGCTCTTTCAGTGGATGGTCTAAATTCAAACTGCTATACATTGCATATCGGAGAGTTTCAACAGTGTAAGAAAAATTAGTAATAAAATCACCATCGAAAACATCGAATCCATGACCACCAAGTTTGTTATAAAGATTGGTGCAGTAGTGATCACAGATATAATCGATATACGCTTTTTTATTTTTATCAAAATAAACACCAAGTTCCTCCCCTGATTGGGGAGGCGCATTATCAAACTTGGGAAACTTGATTACATTGTTTGCGGTCATTTAATTACACGAAGCAATATCGTATCTCCATTAATTCTTCCGTTAGGAACTGATTCTTTACTATTTATTTCACTCATCAGTTTTCGAAGAACTAATTTGCCGCCTTTGAGTAATCGAGGTAAGACTTCATCTGGTTTGCGAATCGTTTTACTCACCGATGCTTCTTCATCGTAACCTTGAAGCGTAGTACCCTTGACTGAAAGACCAGCAGGTCCAAGAGCATCATAGCGCATCAGTTTGCGATACTTGGTATTGAATACCCACAACTGATTACACCCAATGATAAGAGCAGGATTGACGCTGACTAATTTATACTCTTTACTCTCTTTGGCATATTTTAGTTTTCCAATCTGCTTCTCAATAGATGGCGCTTTCTTGGTACGAGTCTTCCGAACAGTCTTCTGATTCGCACCCCATGTGGTAGCGTCTTTAATGATACCATCAAGGAACTCGACAAACTTCTTGAGTTGAGCGGGTTTCATATTTGAATAACCTTCAACGAGTTGCTCGTCTTTTTTCGCAATCGCTTCTTTCAACTCATTTCGCCAAGGAACATAGTACTCAGCAATCGCATTGGATTGTTGAGACTTCACATTATTCTGCTGAAGCCAAGCGTACATGCTAAACTCTGACTTGTATCCACCCTCTGAAAACAAATCAACTTCATTTTCAATCTCGCCAATGTAGTCGCTAATCTGCTCACGAATACGGTCTTGAACAGATGGCTTATACGCAACTTTCTTTTCAATAACAATTTCTTCAATAGCAGTTGCCTGATCCAGCAACTCTTCAATTTTTTGATTGAAACGCTCAATGAAATCTTTCGGCAATTTACAGCCACGAGACATCATTCTTGCATTGTAACCGAGAATGGGCGAAATTGACTTGACGTCAAGTTTACGAAGAACTTTGATCTCTGTCTTATTCCGAGGATAATGAGTGAACAGCATTTTTGCTGCTGACTTGATATCTCCAAAATAATTGTACCAGTTATAAGCAGATGTGAGTTGGGATGATGTTGCGATACTATCATCCCAAACTGGTTCTACACCAAGATACTGCTCATCAACACTTTTAGCTGTACGAGGCGCTTTTTTCTTACGACCGATTTTCAAAAGTGATTTAGCCATTATACTACCTCAAAATCAGGATCATTTTTCACAGCAATCCAACGACGATCGCCAGTTGGACTGAACACCATTGCAAACGGACCAGACAAACTTTTATGCTTGGTCGTCTGAATAGAGTCACGAATTTCGCTAACGACAAAATCCGTACCAAATTGCTGGATACGATTTTTACCGTGCTTGCTCACACCTTTGAGCTTGATGAAATCACCTATTTGCATTGTTAAACGTTCTCCACTTTAACAGTCCAATCGAAGCAAGATTCCATCAGTTTTGCACACTCTTCGAACGTGTCGCATGCGAACATAGAAACTAACATTCCATTCGTGTCACGACCAACAAAGCCTTTACCGACTTTAGTGATACGAACTTCACCTGAACCACAGTTAACGCTTTCCCAGGTCTCGGTGCTACGCCATTCTGCTTTTTTCCACTGCGAAATCGACATTGATATCTCCTTTTGTTTTCTCATCATATATAGAGTATATAATAAAAAAGAAATAATGTCAACCCATAAAATGATATTATTTTAAAAAAAGAATTAAATGATATCAATGACTTAGAGGCTGCGGAGAAGATTTTCCCATTCAACAATACGGTGGTCCCAGGAATAGAAGTTATCGACATAAATCTTTTGAAAATTAAGTTTATCCATATGTCGTTCATTCCAGTAGTCAGCAATCGCAGCATCAAGCAACTGTAGGTGCTTATTAGCGTGTTGTGTTGGATCTTCATCATACTGATATGTAAGACCAAAATTTGCGACTGTTTCTGGAAGAGCAGCAAAGTTAGGGCATACCACAGCACACTTTGCACTCATGGCTTCAATAGCAGCAATACAAGAAGTCTCTTGCCAGATTGATGGATAAGCAAAGATATGAGCCTTTTTCAATGCTTCACGAATCTCTTCGTTTGGAACAGAACCATGATATTCAATACCAGGATGTTCTCGGCACTTATCAAACACTTCTTTATACTGTTCATCTCGTTGTGGCCATCCATAGATGTTAAATGATGAATAGACATCAAGATGAATTTTGTCACCCCATTTTTTATGAAGAACTTCGTAGATAGGCAAAAGAAGTTCAAGACCACGATGTGGTGTTGTGTGATAGATTAGATTGATTGGTCCATCTTTTTCTTTTTCGTGATGTTCGATTGGAACAATAGCATTGCGAAGAACAGCAGATTCATGATACGGAACACCAAGACCCATATTATACGTTTGGAATTGCCAGTTAGATACGAACACTAACTTAGCAAATCGTTTACGTGATTCTGGGTCTTTCAAGTGTTGCGCTTCTGGATCTTGCCAAAGGTCATGAAGTACAAGAATATTCTTCTTAGTAGGATGGAGTTCACGGACTCGTGAATGAATGATGTTGAACTCATCAAGAAGATTATCATCAAGACGACTTAGGATTGCTTCTTTGACCATCTCGGTGCCACCTTTTGCACCGACCACATTCCCTTCGTCGTCAATCGATCCTTCTTTCTTTTCTTCAATGCCTGTAATTTTAAATTTCATTATACTACCTGAATTGCTTTAACTGAATCGATACGGAAAGACCGCCATGCATTCTTATCAATATCCCAAACAGGAAGAACTGCTTCGTTTACCTTTCGTGTGCTTGTACGAGCAAGGTCGAGTTCTGGGCTAGGGATATACTCATCGATAAGAGTACACTTCATTACACGTTCAGAACCATCTGATTTTTTAAAAGTTACATTTGCAACATCACTTTTAAGAATTGCTGCTACTGCATCTCGTGTAATTTCTTTAAGGTCGATTGTCATGATATATTACTCCGCTGTTGTTTTCATCATATAACTTGAGTTTGGGTTGCCCCAAAATTCACGAGCGTTTACTCGAACGAATGGCATCTTCTTAGCATCACTACCCTTGTTTGGAACAGTAAGCATCACATTCTTACCAGCTTTCCATGCAGCAATCTGATTATTCAATCTTTCAATTTTACGATTTTCGATATAATCCCGCCGCATTGCTTTACGAGTATTCTTTGATACATTAGGGCGTTCACCCTTTGATGTATAACTATTACCCGATGACTTCTTACCCATTATTTAATCTCCACCAATAATTCATTTCTTGTTCACAATTACAAAATGTATTTGTAACCGCCATACCTATTATATACATAAACCATAATACAACCAATGTCAATATAAAATACGTAAATATTTTAAGTAATATTTTCATTCTGTCAAAAGTAAATGTGCCGTTTTTTGTTGCGCTTCTTGAAGTGAGCAAGCAAACTCAGCCGCAACTCGACGCTGAAACTCTTCAAGATTTGGTCTATCATTCTCTTGAATAAATGCTTGCCACATCATTTCGATTCGTTGTTCATTCATGGATCATACCTTTC